CTACGTAAAACAAGTGGTGATGTTCTGTCTCTTAACTCTTCCAAGTTTGAAGCTCCACTAACATTCCATATTTTACGTCTACCTGCTTGGAATTGAAAACCATTACAATACCTTTTTACATATGCCATCCAATTCTGAGCAACAGGTGAGTCAATTAAACTCAATAAGTTAAAGTAATTAATTGGTCTTGATGTAATTGGTGTACCAGTTAACAACCAAACACGTTCAACTTTCCTTCCAATATCATTAATTAACTTTGTTCTTTGGGCTTGGGAGTTCTGAACGTAGTGAGCTTCATCCACAATCACCAAGTCAAACTTTGAATTAACAATTGTTGATTCGGCTTTCTTTTTATCATCATGGAAATTTTTAATAATGTCGTAATTGATGATAACAAAGTCAGCGTCGTACCATTTTTTACCTTCAATGATACTTGTCGTTCTATCTGAATAGTTTTCAATTTCTCTTTGCCAGTTAATCTTCAAAGAAGCGGGACAAATGATTAATACTTTCTTAGCTCCCGTTTCCAAAGCGGCAATGATTGTTGAAGTTGTCTTACCTAAACCCATGTCATCAGCCAAAATGAATTTTTTATTCTCAACCAATTTTTGGACAGCTTCTTTTTGGTGTTCAAGTGGTGGACGGTGTGAATACTTTTCATAATCAATCACAACATTTTCAACTTTGTTATTTTTAATCAACGCAACTTTGGGTAACCAAAAGTCATGGAGTTCTTGACTATCAAAGAATTTCCCCCAAATATGATAAGAGGTGTCTTTCTCAATCAAAAGTTTTTCAACATAAACTTGTGTTGCGATTTTGGTAAACAATTTTTCATCAGAAATTTTTTTAGAAAAATATTCATCCAAATCAACCCATTTCTTGGCGACTTTTGGAACCGTGTTAATATAATTTACAATATATTCGGCTTGAGCTCGTGTTGGATAAAACTTTTTGTTATCAATTTGTTTTTGTCTTAAACGCATGATGTAGTTGTTGGCACCTGAATAGGTTTCCAACAGGTCGAGAGCCTTCCTTTCCAAGACTGACACATTACTTATGTTCTCAACATTTTCCAATCTTGTAAAAGATAACAAAAAACAAAGTATTTATCAATATGGCTGAAAAATTAGTTCCAATTACAAGATTAGGTAAATTCTTTGGTGGGGAAGATTTCGATTTAGATATTTCTATGGGTCGTGAATGGCTTGGTGGTGATATGAACTTTACAATTATATTATATAAAGTTGATAGAACCAAAACAGTTCAAGATTCTGTTTATGGTGAAGTGTTGCAAGATGGAATTCAATTTTTACCGCCAGTTTCTATTAATGCTTACGTTAGAATTGAAGAAGCGTCTGAACAATTTTTGGGTAATAGTAAAATTATTCAGAACGAGCCAGGTATATTAAAATTTTCTGTTTATAAAAAAGAACTTGCAGATTTACAAGTTAATATTGAATTAGGTGATTACATTGGTTATTGGATTACTGAAACTCAAGCAAGATACTATTCTGTTATTGATGCTGGTATTCCTGACTACGACAATAAACACACATATGGTGGGTATAAAGGTTTTTATTGGTCTTATACTGCAACACCTGTTAGCGAAAACGAATTTAGAGGAATATAATGAAACTTCTTATAACCGAATCACAATTCGATAACATATTTTTGGGTAAAAAAGTAATGGTTTATTACAATTTACACAAACATACCTTTTCTGTAACGTATGACAGTAAAGTTATCATGCACGCAGATTATGTTAAATTGGGTGATGTTGAGTTTAGAGTTAGAAAAGGTGGTAAAGAAAGAGTTCGTTCAGAAAAGTCAAAAAATGTTCACGCATTTGTAATTGGAACACTGTTGGAATATTGTGAGTACCCTTGTAATGATATTCCAAACCCTCCGTCAGACAAAATTGTAACGTATAACCCATATAAACACGATTCGTTTGTTTACAAAAACAGTGAAGAGCCTGTTTATCGTGCAAAAGAAGTTGACATGATAAATTCACAAAATAAACTATTTGTAGTTAAAGAGTAATGGGATATCCTAAAAAAGTTATACCGACAATCAATCTTAAACCCGAGAAGATACTTCTTCAAAGAAGAGAAGAATTACTTAGTTATATAACTGAGGACGGAACTTATTTGCCAAAACAGTTATTACACCCTGAATTAGATAGGGGGTTTTTGGATTTTGTTAAAGATGACTTAAAAACGGTTGTGTCGGGTAAAATTATCCCAATGGTTGACCTGATAATCACAACTCAGAACTGGGCTCAATTTACAGAAACTTGGGATTTCCAAGACTTGAACGGAAATCCAACATTACCATTCATCACCGTAGTCCGTCAACCTGAAGTAAAGTATGGTAGTAATCCAGCACTTCTTTGGAACATTCCAAACAGAAAAGAATTTTATTATGCGGCTGTTCCAACTTGGAACGGAAACATTAAGGGTATGGATATCTACAAGATTCCACAACCTGTACCTGTTGATATTACTTACAATGTTAAAATTCTTTGTAATAGAATGAGAGAGTTAAATGAGTTCAACAAAAATGTAATTCAAACTTTCGCATCTCGTCAAGCATATACTAAGATTGAAGGACATTACATTCCAATCATAATGAATAACATTTCTGATGAGTCAGTTGTTGAAATACAAAGAAGAAGATTTTATATTCAAAACTACGAATTTACAATGTTAGGTTTCCTATTGGACCCTGATGAATTTGAAGTGGCACCTGCGGTATCAAGAGTATTCAATAGTTTTGAGGTTGTTGGAAATGTTCCACCACCAAAGAGAAGAAGACATCCTGAAAATCCATCATCATTTAACTATACATTAAGTTTTGGAACATCAGAAACAACAAAAGATATAATCGCCGATTATACGGGAAATTTTTCATTACTTGGTAGTGATAATATTAATAATGAAAATGGGTATGAAGTTTATATTAAACCCCAAGGGGCAACCAACTTTGACTTTTATGGAACTGATGTTCCATTAATCCAAGTTAATACAAACGACACACTTCGTTTTGTAATCACAAAAACAAATGCGGGGCAAGTGGCATCACTACAATATCAAATTGTTTTGGAACCACCAGCGATTCCATACGTTTAATCTTCCCCGTAGATATCTCTTTTTTCAGAACACTTTTCCTTAATCAAGTTCTCTAAGAACTTGTACATTTTAATACCTCGTTTATCACAGTAATTTTTCAAAATTGTGTGTGAATCCACTGATATCTTAAGGTTTTTGATTTTCTTTTCCATAGGCAGAATAAAGGCAGAAAATAATCTGCCCATTTTATAAATAGATATTGGAAAGTAAAGTTTTTCTAAAAAAACCGAATATTTATGTTATAAATAAAACATGAACAATATCAAACAAAATGGCAGTATCAAATAAAATTTTCGTTTCTCCAGGTGTTTATACATCTGAGTATGACTTAAGTTACGTAGCTCAAAGTGTAGGTGTAACCACTTTGGGGGTTGTGGGTGAGACATTAACAGGTCCAGCTTTTGAACCTATTTTCATCACAAACTACAATGACTTTGAATCATATTTCGGAGGTACTATTCCAGAAAAATTTGTGAATACACAAATTCCAAAGTACGAATTGGCGTACATTGCTAAATCTTATCTACAACAATCTAACCAATTGTTTGTTACCAGAGTTTTGGGTCTATCGGGTTACGATGCAGGTCCATCTTGGTCAATTACAACAATTGCAAATGTTGACCCAGGTACAATAGGTTTCAGTGGTTCACCACAAGCCTATACTGTAAATTTCTCGGGTAATACTGGCGGAACAGTAAACTTATTAACTTCATTCCCATCAGTTATTCAAAATAACTTGAACACACCTTATACACAATTTGACGGAAGTACAAGTACTTTATTAACTGAGATTGATGCTCAATTAAGCGGTATTATTGCGAGTTCAGCAACATCTGCAACTACAATATACTATTATGGTACCGTATCTTCAGCGATTACTCCAAGTGTATCTGCATATACAGCATCAACTAACGTATATGAAGTTTCGGGTGTAACAACGGCTAATAACGATTATTCAGCTTCAACTAATGACTCTTGGTACTACGCTAACTTTAATATTTCATCAGGAGACAATTACACAGGTTATTCTTGGTTCTCAGTTGTAACATCATTGACTAACTTAGGTTCAGGAAATTTCTCAGGAACTGTTTCAGGTTCTGTTTATTACTACTCAGGTACTGCATATACTGAATACAATAACATGGTTGCGGCTACTTTCCGTTCAAGAGGTATTGCAACATACACAAATACAAATACAGGTCCTGATTATACAGTATCAGGATTAACTGATGTTATAATTAATGACTCAGGAACTTATTCGGCTATCACACAAAACCCATTTGCGGAATTTGCAATTTCAGGTCAAACTGCTGATGGTACTGATTTTAGTTTCATGACATCATTGAATACTTCAGACACAAACTACATTACTAAAGTGTTTGGTCAAACAAACTTTGGTAAAATAAGAACTGAGGTTCCATTGTTTGTAGAAGAAAAATTCTCAAACTTATTGAATTACTCATACAATAAAGGTTACATTAGAGGTATTAACTCTGAATTAATTGCTTTACCTGGTGTAAGATATTCTCCATCAACAGATACTATCGCTGATTATTTGGTTCCTTACAAATCTGCTGAATCACCTTGGGTTGTATCTCAACTTCGTGGTAATACAGTTCAAAGATTGTTCAAGATAATCACAGTTTGTGACGGTGATTCTGCAAACTTACAAATTAAAATTTCAATTCAAAATATTTCATACACTAATGGTTCATTTGATTTAGCGGTTCGTTCATTTTACGACACTGACTCAAATCCAGTTGTTATTGAGAAATTCACAAATTGTACATTAGACCCAGCGTCAAATAGTTACATTGCTGTTAAAATTGGTACTGCTGACGGTGAATACGCATTAAATTCAAAATACATCATGTTGGAAATGAATGAAGATGCTAACCCTGATTCATTACCTTGTGGTTTTGAAGGATACGAAATTAGAGAGTACGCAAGTGCTACACCTCCATTCCCAGTTTATAAAACATCATATAACTACCCAAGTGAAATCATCTACAACCCACCATTTGGTAATACCGCTGGACAAGACAACACAGTTCAAAGTGCGGGTGATAGAGTAAGAACATCTTACTTAGGTATTTCATCACAAATTGGTTATGACCCTGACTTCTTTATGTTCAAAGGTGTTCAAAAACCAAATGATTTATGTATTGAAGACCCAGCAGAACCATGGAACTATCAAACAAAAGGTTTCCACATGGACTCAGGAGCTACTGTAGTAACAATTGCTATTGGTCCAACATCAGGAACACCAGCATTTGATTGTGGTGATGCATCATTCCAAACTGACCCTGATACTCCTGCGAACCCTTACTACCAAATCCAAGCAAGAAAATTCACTTTCTTAGTACAAAAAGGTTTTGACGGTTGGGATATCTACACTGAAAAGAGAACAAATGGTGATAGATTCCAATTGGGTGGTGCTGGATATCAAAAAGGAGCTTGTTCAACAACAAGATATCCAAACGCAACAGGTTGGGGAGCTTTCAAACCAATTGCAATTGATAACTTCACAGACTACGCAAACACTGACTACTACGCTTACTTATTAGGTATTAATACATTCGCAAACCCTGAAGCAACAACAATTAACGTATTTGCTACACCGGGTATTGATTATATTAACAACTCAAACTTAGTTGAAGATGCTATATCAATGATTACATATGACAGAGCGGATTCAATCTACATTTGTACAACACCTGACTGTAACTTAAATATTCCTGTACAAACAGGTAACTTTATTTACCCAACAGAAGCGGTTGACAACTTGGTAAATACTGGAATTGATTCTAACTACACAGCAACTTACTACCCATG